AATTCACCCTCAGTACTAACAATACGTTTGCCAGTACTAGGGAAGAGATGCTGACCGAATAAAGTGTCAGTGGAAACTCCTTCATAAGTAAATCCTTTTTTCTTTGTTTTTATTTTAACGCCTTTAAGGATACCATCAGCAGTAAAATACGGGAAACGAAGTGTAGCTTCATCTCTATAAATCCTGAAGAATTGATTAGTTTTTTCTGAGATATTTCTCTTAACTAATCTTTCGGCTTGTCCTTTAAGTTGTATAGTTTGTGGCATTCGATTGTGAATAAGTTCTCCTTCACCTGCTGTTCTATGATGACACACAAAACAGAAAGTATGCCCATCAGAATATAAAGAATTACCATCTGATGAGCCGCAATTATCGCAAGGCAAATGCCTCACGAACTCATTATCTTCCATTATATTAACCAATCAAGTGGTATATCGTGGAAATGTGTCCAAGGTATTTCATGTTTTTCACACCATTGGGCATACGTTGTTTTAGAACCTTTCGAGATTTTATTATAAGGTGATTGGAATACCATCCTTAAATCTAATTCTGGGTTGTCCCTCTTAACAGCTGCAATCTTCCGTCTGTCTGGCGCGGACCAATATCCTTTTGCTTCCAAGTGTACATGGTTTGGGAGAATAAAATCAGGATGATAATTATGCTGGATGGTATAAGGAATCTTACAAGATTCGTATTCATAGGATACTCCAAGACCTGTTAATAGTTTCGCTACTTGTTCTTCTAAGCCTGACTTATATTTAGAAGTCTTCTTCTTCTTCTGTTTCATTGGTGGTTGGTGTTACATTAGGATCTGATGATTTAAAACCTGATGTTGTACCAAATAATTCAGCGACAGCATCAGCATCTAAATCTCCAGTATCTACACCAGCCTCTCCTTTTACTGAGATAACCTGTACACCAACAAGCTTAAGAGAACTACCATAGGTAACTCCATCTCTAAGGATATAAGGTTTCTGATAAAAGCCCAATTTAACAGTAGACCCTGCATATAAAGGAATTTTTGCATCTGTTAGTTGTGTTCCCTCCGTGTCTACTACAGGCGGACGATTATCCTCATTCCATGAGAATTTAATTTTAAATTTACCCTTTGCCAATTCTTCCCATGGCTCGGGCTTTAACGTGGATCTTTTGGGATTTTTCAATTTTGACTCAGCCCATTTAAGAACTTCAGTCCTTTCATTTTCTAAAGTGTAAATGATATCCTCATTAACAACAGCCGAGAGAGAATAACCAAACTTACTAGGTGCTAGTATTGCCTGGAATCCTTCAAGTGTAACAGGTTTGTCAGTTTTATGTATAGTTCTAGACATCACACTCTCCAGTTAATGCTTCGCCTAATGATTGAGGTTCGGTAAGTTTATCATACTCCTTACCTAAATCATCACGATAAGCTTTAAGCTCAGAGATTCTTTGATCTAGTGATTCTAACTGTTTCTTTTTCTGCTCTAACTCTGCTGCTCTTAATCTCTCTTCAGAGACAACAACAATAGTAGGAGGTGCAAAGAAACTATTTAATAGTGAATAGTGGTGCATTTAACAAAAGAAATAAGTGGAGTCAATTACTGATTCTGGTTTAAGATCATCAATAATCGGCGGTTTCGTCTTTGCCTTAATTTGTTCAGCAAAGGTATTTAAGTAATCATGTTCAGCAAATAGATGCATATAAACTTCCCTTACTATTATAGCAAGTAAGCTCATATCTGTAGCTCTACTTAACACACTGTCATGAATAACAGCGATTGGAGCATCAAACCTTTCAACACTTAGATGTAATAAGCTAGCATCTAATGAATGTATAAGATTTGGTGCAGTAGCAGCCTTGTGTCTACTTCTATCTACTTGGTTCCCATCTTCAGTGGCAACCTTAAGACGACAACGACCTAATAATGAGAGTTTAATTGTTTCAATTTTCTTCTTCATTAAGCGTTGAACTACAATAAAACCAGATGGTGTTGTCCATTCTAATTCTGTTGCACCGTCTTTAATAGCATTAGCGACCTCAGTTTCGATCCATTTCATGACTGCCATTGGACCAGGTACAACCTGAGACATGGATTCACGAACTGTAGCGACAACGATTGTGAGATCATCTTTATTTATATCTATACCATCTTCTTTCAATGCGTCCTTTATGTAAGAACGATTAGAGAAAGGTTTAGCATTATAGGGTATAGTCATGACCACCCTTTTAACAGACCTCCT